GGATACCGAATCGCCCGAAGGCGTCACTGCAATCGAAGATCACGTCATAGCGATTTCGGTTCGCTCGTTAGCTAGCAGCGACTTCGCGGAACAAGCGCGAGAGAGCGTTCAACGTGTCGATCGAGATACCGTTGAACTCGTAGGACATCGTTAGGTCGTTCTCCGGTCGAACGTACCGACCGAACTCTTCGCTCGTAAGAGCAATTCGCTCGTTACCCTTGACCTCGACGGCATTCTCGCCGTCGAGGCATGCGAAGACTCGATTACCAACGCGATACACGCCGACACGCATCGCGGCGCGAAGACCTTTTCGAGACTTTACGGCTGCACGGGCCTTTTCGATTGTGTTCGCTACTGCGATCTGCAGGTCCACTCGGTTCATCGTAAGTCCTCCTTTCGGATTGTGAAACGTTATCGCCTTTCGGCATCACTGCAAATGGCCGTCCCTGACCTGCTCGGTATAATCGATTACTCGAAGATGTCGTTGTCGTCCTTCCAATCGCGGCTTACTTGCCCCTCATCGATCATCTTGAGCCGGCAGCCATCGACCCAGAAGTCATCGCTTGGTCCTTTCCCTGGAAAGCCGACCTTGGCCCGATCCTTACCGTCTTTGCAGATTCCCCGCCAGTAAACTACGACCGTTATCCACTTTCCGGCCTTCGTCTGGTAGAGAGCCTTGCCGTAATTAGGCCGAGTCGCCCAACCAGTCGCCTTGTGATAGCTGTGTCGCATGTGCTTCATCGTCGTTCTCCTTTCGGGTTACTCGTTACCTCGTTATCTCGTTACCGTTCTTCGTTGTCGTCACCGGTATCTTAATAAGCCGTCCGCAAGGCGTCAAGCAGAAAAATCGAAAAAAAATCGCCGATCGACGTAAGTGCCTAGTTTTCTAGGCACTTGCGGCGAAAAAATTTTTCCAAAAAATTCCGCGGCAGCTCTTCGCGGCGTCGAAAACTACGAAAATCGTGTACGCACGTACATCGTTTTCGTAGTGTACGCGGTTATACTTTGCGATAGTCGGTGACGATCTCGAATGTGCCGTCGGGAAGTGGAATCCGCCGGTAGTCGCCGAACAGATGCGGCGATTCTCGTTGAAGAACCTCGAGCAAGATGTTGGCTAACTTGCGGATCTCCGGTTCAGCGTGCCGACTGCCTCGAAGCTCGAGGAAGTGACGCAACGCCCGCGCGTTGGCCGTGACGAAGATCTTCGTCTCCGTGGCGTTGGGCAGGACGCTACGCGCCGCCTGCCGGGCCACCTTCCTCCTATCTTTAATAGAAGCGTCCGACGGCAACCACCGCGACGCGAACGACTCGTCCTCGAGCTTCGACTCGAGAAGTCGAACGAGTCGAACGTAAGCCTCGCGTGCGCATCGAATCGCGGCCATCCACTCGGCATGCAACTCGGCGTCGGACGCGATGATGTCCGGCTCGACGTACTCCGCGTCCGACTCGTCGACGTAACGCTGCGACAACTGCGAGTACGAGAAGCCCGCGCGATGCCGCACGAGTTCGTGCGTGAGACTACGACTGACGCCCGTGATCAACAGGTTCCAGACAGCGTGTTCCAAAACCGACCCGTGCCCCGACTCCTTGATGTGCTCGAGATACACCCGGTTGCCACCAGGCCGCGGCCGAGCGAACGACATGTAGCAGACTCTGCCGGCTACCTCGCATAACACCTCCGCTGACACCTCGCTGTCACAAATCCGCCCGGGCCCAGACGAATCCGATGACATCGCGATGTCACTCGGCCACGCGATGCCGTGATCGCGCAAGAATCGTTCGAATTCGCGATCGTCTAAGATCGATCGACCGAGAACGTAAACGCGCATAGCGAACCTCGCACTAACCTTTGACAATAGACAAGATCGCGAGCACGTTACCTGGTGTATTCGAACTAGTGCAACTGCGACAGGCAATAAAGTATCGATTGGATCGGTAAAAGATTTGGAACCTATCGCTCTCTGTTTTCGCTATACGCAAGAAGGCTCCCAAAAAGGAGCGACTGACCGCGATATGTGGAACAACGCCCGCGACATCCTCGAAAACCATGTATCCACAACTTTTTGCTTTCTGTAACTTTCTGCGAATGCTCTTAATCGAAATCTCGGTGACGAAACAAGACGAAGAATCAAATTCTCGCTCATAGTGTTCACGCGGTGTCAGTCGCGGCAACCACGATCCTTTGTAACGCGACTCGAGCGCGGATTTTTCGATTTTCGATTCGCGACTGTGGTCGAATCGAAAGAGAACCGCGTCTGGTGTCCACAGAAGGCAAATTCGCTCGAAGAAGTGCGAATGTGGGGACCGCAACTCGTCAATCAGCCTTTTGGCCACTGCACGCGAAATTGCAAACGAATCGGGTGTGTCCTTAGTGATGCGCTCTGGTCGCAACTCGAGGTCGGAGTCCATAAGACCGATACTAGCGTAGGGTGTCGCCGCGAAGACCGAATCGCGGAGCCAGAAGATGCGCGATTCGGCACCCATCCAACGCGACGCTGCTAGTGCGACTGAAAGCGAGCGTTCCAGTTTCGAGAATTGCGACTTCTCAATCACGAAGTGATAACCACCAATGCTGACCATAGTGTACCTCCCTTTAGGGTGAAACAACACGAACCTCGCACTAGTCGATTACGGATAAAATCGCGATCACGTCACCAGCACGACAGACGACGCAACGCTGACCTTCGTAATAAGCAAGTCGAAACGTCGTGTCCTCGTCCTTCGCAGCTTCGAGAAACGCGAGTAGAAGAGAACGACTAACCGTTACGTGCGAGATAACGTTCGGAAAGTCCTCGAGCACGACGTAGCCGTAGTCCTCGTGGCCTTGCAACTTCGCTCGTAAATCCTTTATCGAAAGCTCGCACTCGAAATAAGGTCGATGCGCGGTCAGTAGCTCGTAGTGTTCGCTCGGTGTCATTCGCGGGCGCCACGAGCTCGAATAACGCGAAACCAACGGCGGCGGCGTTTTTTCGCGCGAACGCCAGTCGTACTCGAACATAAAGACGACTCGATCGCGCGTAGCCACGAGGTCAATCCTTTCGAGGCAGCTAACACGACGCGTTCGCAACTCGAAAAGAAGCGGTCTCGCAGCGAGCTGCGAAATCGCGATGCACTCCGGCGACTCTGCGAACTCGATATCGAAATTCGCGAGCCCGATCGAAGCGTACGGCGTCGCCGCGAAAATCGAATCGCGCAGCCAAAATATGCCTGCGTCGACGCCCAACGATTTCGCTGCCGGCAACGCGACCGATAACGCACGCTCGAGATTCGCAAACTGCGTGCTCTCGATAACGAATCGATGTGCACTCGTTCTCGACATCGCTCTACCCTCCGGGTTGGAAAAAAACACGCCGGTCGGGCCCTCTCCTAACCGACCGGCGCTCAACTAGGCTCGGCACGCAGCGCGTTCACCTCTCGCTGCGACCGAAGATATTCTACCTCGATTTCGTCAGCGAACAAGCCTCGAAGTCGATCGACGATAACTCGCGCGTATCGCGGCGACAACTCGCAGCCCCAGAAACGACGACCTAGTCGGTTCGCGACTGCCAACGTAGTGCCACTGCCGGAAAACGGATCGACTACGAGATCGCCGGGATTCGTAGCTACGCGAATAATGCGTTCGAGTATCGCTTCCGGCATCTGGCACGGATGCGCCACGCGTTCGAGAAACGTGCCGCAAACTCGCGGCTCGAACCACACGTCGTGCTCCGAACGAAAATGCTCCGCTGCTTCTTGCGGTCGCAGAATCCATACGTCGTCAGGAACGCGACCGCAAGGCTTAGCCTTCGGATGCCGATAAACGGTCTGCCGTGCGCTCGGCACACGCACGGCATCCGCGTGGAACGTGTACTGCTTCGGATCGCGAACGTAAAAGAGAATGTGCGCGTGCGAAAGTGCGAATCGCTTCGTGCACCAGCGGGAATAAGTATAATGCCACACGATCCAGTTTCGCATCGTCAGGCCTAGCGCATCGAGTCGAATCTTGTACTCCGCGACATACGCGTCGCCAATCGCCAGCCAGAACGATCCGCTCGGTTTCAGTAACCGAATCGCAACGCGCAACCACGTCTCTGCCCACGCGAGATACTCGTCCCGCGATCGACGATCGTCGTAGATGTCGTACTCGTATCCGATGTTGAACGGCGGATCAGCGAAAATCAGATCGGCGCACTCCGCGGGTAACCGCGACATCGCTTCGACGCAATCGCCGACTACGAGTTTGCCGCCCATCGCTACGACTCCCACTCGAGCTCGATCCGCTTTGAAATAGCTGCGACATCGAGCGGTTTCTTGAAAACGACGTTGAAGCCGTATTCGAGAAGCTGCTCCGGTTCCGCCTCGTCTTCGCTCGCCAGGCCGATGATCAAAGTGGCGGCGTAAGCATCGTCCTTGCGCAGGTAGCTGACGATTTGTACCGCCTCGCGGCGACCTAAAGAGAAGTCGATAACGATAGCGTCCGGTCGAATGCCAGCTACGATCACACCAGCTTCGAATGCACTCGATGCAAGCCAGAACTCGTAGTTTTCGATCTTCGAAAGCGAATAGCGAAGTAAGCGGTCAAACATCGAGTCGATAGCCACGAGGAGAACTCGGTACTTAATCGAACCTTCAAGCACGCGCAGCGGTACATTATTCTCTTTTAGAAATCGGACTAGATCTTCTCGAAAAATACGCCGATCCTGACTGCCGGGTATGCGATATCCTTTAAGGAGCCCGGAGTCGAACCACTTCGCAACCATCTGCGACGAAACCCGGCATATCCTCGCAACCTCGCCCGTCGTAAAAACGTCTTTTCTTCGCATCGCTTTCGCTCCTTTCGTAGAAAACTCGACTTGCCGAAAGGAGACTTGCGTTCTACGATAATAGCGTTGTTCTCCCTTCGGGTTGGTACCGGCCGGTCGATCCTCCCACGACCGGCCGGTTTTCGTTTACTCCAAAGTCGTTGCCGACTTCTTACTCGCGATCTTCGCCCTTCGCTTGTACGCTTTCTCGATCTCGTACTCGATAAGAAAACGAATCGGCATACCGTTTTCCTCGAGAAATCGAACTAGACTTTCCCGCGTAACGCGCCAATCTCGACTTAAAGGCAACCGATATCCTCCGAGCAATCCCGAGTAAAGCCAGTTAAGTGCCGTCCGCGGCGCCACGCGGCATATCCTCGCGATCTCGCCCGTCGTAAACACGTCTCTCGGCATCAACAGCCCTCCACCTTAGTCTCGACTAATCGGCATCATCCCGTAACGCCAGTCGTCCGACTCAATCCCGAGGAACACGATACCCTTCGAATCTTCCTTGCGCTCGAATACGATCTTCGTCGATTCCAGCGCCTCCGCAGATACGACGCTGCGCACCGCCGCGAGAAAATCGCCTACGTACTTCGAGTCGAGATAGATCGTGGTTCGCAAATTCGCGGGCACTATCGATTCGAAATCGATCCGCGACTTCGCAGACACGCCGAGATCCGAAGTCGCAGAAAGCGTAATCGAAGACTCACCGAACTCAAACCCGATCGTGCGCCACTCCTTCGATACGACCGGCTCGATACTCCGATACGCCCGCGCAAACGACTCGTAAGGCACCGTGGCCGCGCGATGCACGCGAGCGCGAAACTTGCGATCGATTCCGAGATAGTCGATACGATTCGCTGGCAACGGCATCGATAACGTCGCGAGGCCGACAGTAAACGACTCGCCCGCCAACACGAGCCAACCGTTCGTATCGACGCCTACCTCTACCCGCTCGTCCGAAGAGTCGAGAAACGAGTGCGCAAGCGCCGCAGAATCGTAATCGAGATACGCTAAAACCTTCGCCTTCGCCTCCGCGTCCGCATCCACGCGACTGCGCACAATCGCGTATCGCTTCTCGTCGGTCGAAAAGACGATAAGGCCACTCTCGCCGCTTCGAAAAAGAACAAACCGCGATTCCGATTGCGCTCGTGCCTTCGACGCGAAAACCGTGCGAGCGAAAATACCCTCGAGTTCGAACGCGAAACGAACGACCGAAGACTCCGAAGACGAAACGCTAACTCGATCGTAATCCGAGTATGCGACCTTGGGGAGCGATAGCGACACACGAAGTGGGAGCGAAGCGACACACGCACGTGGAAACGCGTACTCCGTCGCTGCGAACCGAATACAGTCGCGATCCGGACCGCTCGCGATCTCGACTACTTCGTCCGCTGCTCGATCGATCGAAGATAAAAACTCGTTCGCATCGAGCGCCGCTGCACCCTCCTCTACGATTACAATCTTCGTGTCGTCGGCATTGAACCGCACCTCGCCGATCGCGATACCGCTACGAGTCGAAAACGATAACTTCCCATCACGAGCCTCCACGAAAACGATACGACGCTCGAGTACGACCTCGCGTACGATCGATCGTATCGCGCGAAGTCGATCGCGAACGAGATCCGATTGGAATCGCGCACGCATAACGTACCTCCTTAAGTTAAGTCGAAGAGAAAAAGATCGTCCGCGAAGAGCGATAGCGATACGCGGACAATACTCCCCCGCGAACCCGCTACGCGCCTAAGCGCCGGGCCCTGCGAGGCTTCGGAGGTGTCGCCCTCAGTCTACCTCCGACGTTCGCCCCGTGCAACCCCCGATGCCGTTTTTTCGCACCCGCAACCCAGCTTCCGGGGGGTCTTATTTAAGGCAGGGGTGCAGTTTGCAGAAAAATGCCCTTCGCTGTCGTATCTTCTTATCGCGTACGTACTTGTGTCAAAAATTTCGTTGCAAAACGACCCCGTAGTAAAATCTGCAGTAAAAGTCGAATAATCCCCGGCTACGCTCGCCGACGGCCAACGTAGCGAACCGTCGTCTTTGGCCGGCCACGCTCGCCGATACGCGACCCGACCTCGATTTCGATCTCCTCTTCCTCGGCGAGCGAACGTAAAATCTCGTCCCGCTCCGACGGCCGAATCCCGCGAAAGCGCGCGCAAAGGTCCGTCTTCGTTACCTCACCGCGCTCGCGAATAAACTCAAGTATCTCGTTCCGCTTCGCCTCGAACGCACTCTCCGCGAGCTTATGCGTAACCACCGCGATCGTTCGACCTACGATCGCCTCAGCAAGCTCGCAGGCCCACTGCGCAACCGAGTCTCGCACGATTACGTTACCCTCCGCAACCGCGCCGATAATCGAAAGCTTCCTCGCCGCTTCGTACGCACGCGCCCACAACGACGAATACGGTTCGCGTACTCGTAACGCGTACTCCTCGAACTTCTCGAGGTACGAGTCGAAAATCTCGCCGGCTGACCGCGAGTACGACACGACTACGTTCCCGAGAGAGCGAACGAAATCGATAATCTCGCGCGGCACCATCCTGTCTGCCGGTCGCTGATGCGTCGTACGATCACGACTCTCGAAAAGAAGAATTCGCGAAAGAAGTCCGCTCTTTATCGACGAACGCGAGATCGATCGAAAGAAATCTTCAGGCACCGTTGTGCCCCAGAGCGCGACATGCGGTCGATCGATAACCCGCGTCTTATCTACGTCTGCATACGCGACTCCAGTAAAGACTACGTTCGCAGACGTATAAAGCTTCAAAAGTAGTGTGGTCACGTTATAGAGATGTGGACTCGAATACGCGTTATGCGTCGTACTAAGAAATCGTCCGAACTCGTCGAGCTGAAAGAGCTGCGCGCGACTTCGCTCGAGTGCACGCAGCAACCCCGAACCGCTCGCGATGTCCTCGGGGCCAACTAGCTCGAGTACTCCCGACGCCTTCGCGATATCACGGATCGCTTGTCGCGTTCGCTCCTTACCGCATCCCGATGGCCCGACGCCAACACAGTAGAGATTCGTCGTTGTGCCGTACTCGTCTACGACGTAGTGCGCGCCGCAGAGCACGCTCACGAACGATAACGCGGAGCCAAGCGAAAGCATCGGCTGCGGTCGATACGCGGTATCGAGAATATACCTAGAAATCAAGGCCAAAATGCCCGGCGCTCGCTCCACAAACTCCTCGCTCGGCTTCGCGAATTCGACGATCTCGTCTTCGACCTTCTCGCTCTCGACGATCTGCGCGTAGCGACATTCGACTAACGCAGTTTCAATCGCGTTAGCGTCGTATCGCGACGCCGATTCCGCAATACGCCACACCTCGACATCATCGAGCTGCGGCCTGCATCGTCTTCGATTCACGACCGATAGCGCCGAGTAAATCTCCTCGAAGTCGAAACCGATCGAACGCAACTTCGCACCGATCCGAAAAAGAACGTCGTTCCGCGTACCCTCCTCAATAACTCGCGTCTCATCTAACTGTGCGGATTTATTTACTTTCGATGCGTATTCTCGCTCTCGTTCATCGAGTAGATCGCACAGCCACTTCGGTGGCGTCGAAAGAAACTCCTTAGCGGTATCGAGCTCTTTACCTTCGAGCCACACATACGCGCCAGCGAGTAGCTTGCTCGGCGGTACCACGACGTAGCCGCCGTCGGTGCGCACATCAACGTTGGCCGCGAGCTTGCGCACCGAGCATCGCCACGAAACGCCGTCCGGCCGACGGAAGAAAAAGTGACGACCGCCCGACGGCGTCACCGAAATCGCACGCGCACTCTCGACGAGCTCACATGCTCGCTCTTCGTCTTCGGGCCAACGTACGTTGTCCTTCGAGTCGATATCGATAATAACGAGGCCCGCAGCAGAGACGCCGATATTCGCGTTCGGCCAACGCGTCCACCACGACTCGATCGTCTTCGTATCGAGCGTCGCATCGCGAACGCCGTGCTCCGTGAGTGGATTCTTCGCGCCCGCTACGACCGGCAGCACTTCGTAACCGAGTTCTGCGTAACGAATCGCAGCATGCAGATTACCGTACTTCGCTGACGATGACATGACATTCTCCACGCGGTACCACCTCGCCACGAACGACTTCGATCCGCGATACGAGAAAATCGTCCGCGATCAGACCCGTAAACTCGAGTACGTCGAGGATCGCTTTCAGAACGTTATCGATGTCGCGCCGTCGATTATCCGGCGGTCGCACTTCAACGAAAACTTCGACTTCGCGATCGAACCGCACGTCTTTCGGAATCGAAAGCACGACGAGCTCTCGATAGTTCTTCGCGGCACGCGAGAGATAGTGACGACCCCGCGCGTGCCGCCAGTAAGAGTTTACCGACGGCGGATACGGCAACACAAGCTCGACTCTACGCTTCGATGGCATTACGATGTCATCGCTGCGCGTTGCCACGCCGTGGTGGCCGCGGCGCCGATTCCTTAGTTTCGCCTAACTTCGGCTCCGGAAGTCGATACGGATAATAGTTCACGACTCGCGGATACTGCGTACCGTTCGGTGACGATCGATAGCGAAGATCGATAACGAGTAGCGAGCGAAGGAGCTCGTCTGTATCCGAAATCTTCGTCTTACCGCACGCCGTGCAAATCGCGGCCAACTCGGCCTTCGCGTACTCGCGCGCCACCGGATTATCGTGAAGGACGTTAACGCGCACGAGGATCGTTCGACCGAGATACTCTGCAGGTTCCTGCACGGTAAACTCAACCGCGAGATACTGACCGGTGCCGGTCATCGAAGAACGAATCTCGGTCTTCGTGATCGCGACTACGTAACGACCTTCGGGCAGCATGCCGAACCGCATCGGTACACTCGACGCATCGAATTCTTCGGGTAAAAGTGCCATCGCTTCTCTCCTTTCTCTTAGTAACCGATCGCCTTCGCAAACGCATCCCAACTAAGCGGAAGTTCACCTGTAAGCCCGTACCGATTCTTCGCGACGCACGTCGGTCCGCCGGTAACGCGAATAACACGCTCGCAATCCGTCTTCGATGCAATCGCGACACCACGGGTCTTTCCGAAATTACCCGTCTCCGTTCTGACAGCGTATCGCCAGTGCGCGAAAAGCACCGCGTCCATCCACTCGGTTACGAGCGCAGCTGACGTTTTATGCAGTCGCGGCGAATAACGATCGTACGCCGGCGCCTCCGGGTCCTCGAATCGCTCGACCTTCGCATGCGCGATGCCGATCACGATCATCCGTCGCTGAGCTCGAATCTCGTCGAGAATGCCGATCACTTCGCGCCAGACTTTCAGAGCCGCGACGTAGCCGCGACCGTAACCGCCATCTACACGTTCGATTGTTGAGACATTGTGTTCTACACATACATAATCGTGTATGAGTCGCTCGAGCCAATCGAGCGAGTCCAACACGATCGTTTCGAAGTCGTGCGCTTCATCACGCACATAGCAGAGCGCACGACGTACGTCATCGTACGACTTCGCTAACGGAAAGTGCTCGACATCGAGATCGCCGAGGCCGTCTTCCGTTAGTACGAAGATCGGCTTCGGTGCCGACGCGCCGAACGTCGTCTTGCCGATGCCCTCGACGCCGTAGAGCATAACTCGCGGTGGCAACTTCTCTACTTCGCGAACCGGTTTCATCACAACACCTCCACACTTCGCACAACTCCTCGAACCCGCAACCGTAGTTTACCTCGCACCCGATTTTTTTGTAGTCGCGTCCCCTATAAAGGGGACATCTCATTGAATCGAAATCAGCAGAATTGCCTTGTTTTCTAGGCGAATCTGCAAGTGCGCGATCTCATGCAAAAAATCACAAAGCTCGGGGTTGATACCGTGGTATCGACCGAACGGCATCTCGGAAGGGAACTGCATGACATCGTTCGTGACCACGATGTGCCGCCACTTCGATCGCGTCACAACTTCGCGCAACCAACTGCGAACGTGTGCGAACGGCCAGTACGCGAGAACGTCCTTCACGAGGAGCGAGTCGCCATCAGGAAGCGAATCGATCTCGAATGCGTTCGCGTACTCGAAGCGAGGATTCGTTAGGTCGCTCTGCGGTAGTATCTCGCGCACGCAGTCGAGACCAACGACCTCAACTCCAGTTCGACGCGCGATCTCCTTCGTGATGCGACCGTTGCCGCAACCAAGATCGATGATCTTGTTCCAACTATGCGTCTTAGCTAAAGTCTCAATGCATGCAAGATATGTACGATCGTCCACCGATGACGAGTCGAAAACACGCGTGGCACCGCGTCGATAGAGACTCGTGAACGCAGGCTCGCACTCTTCGACTTCGTGTTCGGCGAGCTTCGTAAACTCGCGCCACACGAACGTCTCGAACGGTAAATGCGGCGCAAAATCGACTGCGCAGTCGCGGGCGTTCCAATCGCATGCGCGAAAGAGCTTCGAGACCGGACGATGCACTACGAATCTTCGATTATCGAGTGCGCACACGAACGCGGGATGTTGCCACGCCGCTGGCCCGACGATCGTGTACGGCAAGTCCGTAATCGCGAGCGCAAGTCGCCACGCATCTTGGTCGCCATAGAGGTGCTGAAAATAGAAATCGCTGTGCTGGCAAATCCAATCTGCGATGACGACCAGTGGCCACGCGTTCTCGCGATCGACGAAGAACTGACCGCCTTGCACGCCGACTACATCGCGTCGCTCGTGCGAAGGCCAGACGTAGTGCCAGCGGATATTCTGCCGATTCTCGCTCCAGAACGCGAAGTCCGAGAAGCGATCGAAGTACGGCGTCGGATCAACTACGCAGTACGCGTCCGCGTCGAGAAAAAGAACACGACGAAACCTCGTGTGCCGGATCGCGTGCAGCTTCGCTTCCCACCCGCGAAGAATGCGTGGCTGCGTCGTCTTCGCAACTTCGCGTGCGTCAACGATGCGAACGTCGTAGCCGTCTAGGTCGGACTCGCGAATCGATTCCTCGTCAGCGTAGTGGCCGCGCCAGACCTCGATCGGTCCGCGATAGCCGACGTGACGCAATAGTCGAACACCGACTACGATGCCAGGCCAATATCGACCGCCACCGACGTAAACGACTCCGAAGTCGTAGTCGTGGCCGATGTACGGTTCGTTGTGCGCGAGGTCAATTACGCGATCGAGCGCTTCGTAGTGAGCGCGAATTGTATTTGGGCAGTGCGCCCACTTTCGATCGCCGGTGTGGTCGCTGACGTGCGAGAGCGGATCGAGCATATCGACCTCGACTTAGGCGGGCCTAAGTACGAACGAACCTGATGCGCAACGACCAGGGAGAATCGTGAGATAAAACGTAGGATTGCCAGGGCATCCGGTTACTGTCACCTCAAAATCGTTTTCATTCAATGCGCAAAGCAAAAAGACACAATAGAAATCAAAGAAAAAATTTAAATAACCAGAATTGCAAATGAACTCAGTATTTATGGATAGATAAGTTAGTGGAGGTCCATCATCGCATATACCGGACGTTGTATGAAGCCACCACACTATAAAGTTTCCAGTCCAGCTCTGCGAATTCGTTACTCCCGAGTAAGACCTTCCAGAAACGACAAAATCGTATTCGAGCACGTACTCGCTGCCGTCTTGCGGACAGCATCCGCCACCGCCGCCACCACCACCACCACCACCCGAACTCGAAATCGATCCGCCGTACGACGCGCTCGTACAATCCGGAACACGCACACGATTGCCGCTTGCATCCTCGTAGAAGATATCGACGATCGCGCCCGAGTAATCGCGAACAACGCAAAGCTTCGCGAGACAGTCGATGCACTGCCGCTCTTCGTCTTCGTCTCGCTCTTCTTCGTCTTCGATCTCGAAGCCGTAAGGGCCGTAGTACGCGTAGCCGTAGTCGTCCGTCTTCAACTTCTTGCATCGCCGCTGGTGCCGCGAGTCGCCAAGTCGAAGTAGCGCGTAGTTGCCTGCGCGATAAAGAATGCGCGCCGGTCCGTAGTCATCCGCTTCGAGGAAATACGGATCGCCGGGAATCGCGTGCGCGTACTTTCCCTGCCCGAGAACGTAACCGAAGACGACGCCGCTCACCGCTGCACGCGCAAGCGTGACGCCGTCCGACGGTTCGATCAGCACGACAAACGGATCGCACGAGTCCTCGGGCACTTCGACTCGATACGCTTGCGGTGCGAGAAGCGCGCTCGGTGACGTGAGGTTGCCAGCGATACGCCATATCGTGTACTCGCGCGCCGGCACCGGTGTCTTCACGTAAACGATATTGTGCGGTTGCAGTGCGCGAAAAATCTCTTTCTCGATATCGCTCGGCGAAGTCTGCGGTCGCAGAACACGACGCGCGGACTCGATGAGAAGATTGATCCGATCGGCGCGCGCAAGCTCACCGATCGGATCACCGGGAGAAACGAACGATAACGGATCGCTCACGATCGCACCTCACGTTCCGATACCGAGTAGACTAAAGTCGCCTTCTTCGTAGACGACCGAGATGTACGCCGCGACTGGTTCCTGAACAACCATGCCCCAACGCGTAACCGGTCGATACTTGACCCAGAGATAGTCGTGGCCACGCTTCAGTGGCACCGTTATCTCCTTCGTGATGCGAACGTTCCTCTGGTTGCGCTCGACTCGAAACTTGTGCGTAACTTTCCACGCGCTCGCGTTCTCTTTATCCGCGACACAGCCGAGATAGAGAACCTCGCCCGGCTCGAAGTGATAGAATCGTTTCTTGTTCACCTTACCGATTAGACTCATCACGGTTTGAATGTATGCAACGTTCACGACTGGAATCGTAATGCGCCGCTCGAACGAGAGCGATGGCGCAGCGATATCGCAACCCTCGATCGAATCTTCGGAAACGTTTATCGCGTTCTCGAAGTCCGGCGCGTCGGCTGGCATCGTCCACACTCCGCCGCTTGCGCCGACAGACGCAGGAGTGCGATCGAGCACCCAGCGCACACCGTTCAGTGCTACGATCCGATACGGACCGTACGTCCACGCCGACGGACCGCCGGTCACGAAAATCGTTCGACCTTCGTGTACCGGATTCGCTGCGATGCCGTCGGGGACTACTTCCGAGAACGCAACGCATTGCAGATTCGTTCCGCTCGCGGTCGCGTTACCAGCGCCAACACGACCCTGCGAGATCGCACTCGTGACGTGAATCTGTTGCGCTTCCGCGGAGATCGAGTAGCCGAACGAAAGATCGACCGTATCCGATGCCGGCGCCGACTTCGTTGCTGACGGTGGACTCGCATCAACCGCTTCGTCACTCGGCTCCGCGGAGTACGTAATCACGACATCGTAGGTTCGACCGTCTTCGTTTGCGCGAATATCTACGTCGGATCGCGTAAGCCCAAGAAAGATCGGAGGTGTGTACGCGTAGATCGCGTTTGCAACCGAGATCGCATCAGGATAGTCGATCGCGTGTACGTTGATTCGATAACTTGTGCGGTTATACGAGAGCGAGAGCTCATCGGGATTGATCTTGAATAAAAGATGCGGCATGTCACTTCACCTTCATGTTTGCGTCAACGCCTTGCTGCACTCTTCGCACTTCCTTTAGAATGTCCGCGAGCAAATCTTCTTGGCGTTTCTGCGTACGTGTTCCGAACGCGAATTGCTGTCGCGCTGCGAACGCCGTAAATGTGCCACGCGCTTCGCCAATCATGAGCATATCTCGGAGGTCTTCCTTCGGTACGAAAACCGCTTCCATCGCCGCGACGCGACCTTGCGGTGGCCCTTGCTGCTCTTGCTGCTGCTGTTGTTGTCTTCGCAGCGCTTGCAGGATCATCTGCTCGAGTTCCCATCGTAGCTGGTCGACGCGTGCGCGATCGACGTTTTCGATCTTCTCTCTGAGGAATTTATCGATCTCTTCCGCGTTCAGTAAAAGCGCACCTTGGGCGACTGCGCCGACGCCGACACCCACGAGGCCACCGGCGGGCCCACCGATAAGGAGACCCGCACCACCACCAACAAGCGGCAGCACCCACGGATTATTCGCGAAAAACTCGAAGATGTCGCGCACAAACGACCACCACAGGCGCTTCAACGATCGGATCAGCGTGGCCCACGTTAGTTCTAACGCCTTTACAAGTATGTTGAACGCGGTCTCGATATCGCCGGACTTTATCGAAGCCACGATCGCTTTTATGGAGTTCGACCAGTCGGTCGCGAGTCCCTGCAAGTCGGTCTTCAGCTCGCGGAACTTCTCGATCGTGTTGTTACCGCTCGCGACCGCGGCCACGCCAAGCGCAGCGATGCCAGCGACGACGAGACCAATCGGACTCATGATCGCGAGCAACACGAGTTTCAGTGCAGCGAGGAGCGCGCTAAAAACGCTAATTGCAATCGAGACGAGTTTCACGATGCCCGCGAAAGCGAGTAGCGCACTACCGGCGGTTACGAGGCCTGCAGCGAACGCTGCTATCGCGATGACAGCGCCTTGATTCGCGCGCACCCACTCGACGAGATTCGCAGTCGCGTTCTTCAGCCACGCCGCGATCGCCTCCAACACCGGCGCAATCGCAGCAGCGACTTCGTACCAGACCGCAGAGATCGAAGCCGTAATCTCGCGCCACGATTGCATGATCTGCGTGGCGTGTTGTACTCGTTCGCTCGTAGTCGCAGTTAGATTCGCAAGTCGCTCCTTCGCGTCATTCGAGAGCATGCCCATCGAAACGAGCGACATGCCGACCTTATCGCCGAAGAGTTCGACCGCGATGCGTGCACGCTGCGTTTCGTCCGGAATACGCTGCAACGCCTCGAGCACGACTTCGAGTCGCTGCTCGAGCGGTAGATGCGCGAACGAAATAACGCCGAGATTCTGGAGCACGTCTCCAAACTCGGCCACCGCTTTCGCATCGAGCTTCGCGGTCATGCTCTCGAGCGATGCACCGAGTTCATCGACGCTCACGTTCCAGACGCGAAAAAGCGACGTGAGCTTCGAGAATTGCTCGACTGACGTACGCAGGCGCAGCGCCCAACCGCCTATCGCTTCTTGCTCTTGGAAAACCGATAGCGCTGGCCGAAACGCTGCGAGTATCGACGCGCCGATGCCTTGCAGCGCAACGCCCCACGTTGCGAGCTTACGCGAAACCGCATTGAGGTCCGCGGTCAGTCGATCCGTCAGCGTTAGCTCGACGCTCGCGCGACCCGCTCGGATTTCTGCTGGGCTAGCCACGACTTTAGATCGTCCTTACTTAGTAGCGGCAACTCGCTGTCACCGCGAACACCGAACCGCTCGAGATACTCGACGACATCCGGGAAAATATCTTCGACTCGAATCGTCGGCGACTCGCTACCGCGAAACGCGTTCGCAATCGCCGCTGCAATGATACCGTAGTGGCAGTGATCGTGAAATAGCTTACTTTCGTACATCGCGCGCAGTTCGCCGAGTGTGAAGTCCCACGGCGCTACGCCGAGGTAGCCGGCGAAGTGCCAGACGTAAGACTCGATATCGCAGTACTCGCTTCGACTTTCGACAGCAGCAGCTTCAACGCGGCGCCGAGAATCTCGCGCATAATGGGGTGGCCCTCGAAAAAATCGAGGATCCTCGAGATGAACGCGACTTCGGCTTCCCAGATCGATCGACCGTAGAGCGACTCGAAAACTTCGTTCGCGGTCACACCGTGCCGCGCAAGCGAATCGCGACAAAGTACTGTCAGCAACGCCTCTGCAGTCTTGCGATCGCGGAACACGGCGCCGTCGGCGAGTATGCGCACAAACTCCTCGTAGTCGAATCGCTGCGACAACGCGTTATCATTCGTAGTGTCTGGCCGCACTACGCGCGCGAGCGCTTCCGAGGCCCACTTCGCAAGATCGAATCCGTGGTCGCGAAGATCGTGATACCGCGCGAAGCTGATCCTCGCGACCTCGTATTCGCGGCCATGCTCGTCCGTAAATCGATGTCGCATCGTTGCTGGTCCTCACGCGATCAGGGCGTTACCTCGAAGTACTCGGGATAGCGATAAACAGTACCGTCGAGTAACGGCGATACTACGAACGTGACCGAGATCACGATGGCCTGGCCCATCTGCTCGGCGCGGTTGAAACGAGTTACTTCGACCAACGTCTTCAGACCCCACGAACCGACCTCGGTGCGCGGACCGTTCAAGCAGAGAACGTGCAGTTGGCCGCGAGCAAAAAACGCCTGACGAATCTGCGCGACACTCGGGTCGCCCGCGACATCCAGCATATCGAACTCGATCGTCGCTTCCTTGAGTGTCGCGACCTGCGTGCGCCAACCGGCATGCGCACGCGTCGTCACGTCCGCGGTCGCGTGCGAGAGGTTTAGTGTCAGGTTATTAACATTCGGCACCTCGACCCACGTCGGCGTGGTCCAGTTATTCGCGCTATCGACGTAGAGCTTCGCGAGGTGCCCCAGTCGTGTTCGACTCATGCGTTTGCCTCCCTAAAGAACTGCGATAGTCTCGCCAACCCTTCGCGAAACGCGGGTTTCATGTACTCGCGCTTCGGATACTTCGCGACACGCGCGCCGTATCGACGTACGCCGCTGTGCTCGTGAAGCGCTGGCACCGGCGAATCGGGACGTAGTAACGTCGGTCCGATAACGACGCTCTTTCGACGCTCGTCGAGCGAAAAGAAGATCAACTTTCGTAGCTGACCCTTGCGTACTGACGGCGGTTGGCCCGGTGGCGACGCCGTCTTACGTCGTCGCATACTTCGCTGCGCAACCAGTCGCACGAACGCTCCGAACCGCTTGAAAACGCGTAGCGTCTTGCGATCGAAGTAACGCGTAATCGCTGGACGGTCGAGAAAAAGCTGCTTCACTTTTACGATCGACTCCGACGCCATCACAACGGCTCCAGCACAGTGTAGCGCGCAGTCACACTCGCGCGAACGAACGAACTCTCGTCGAATACTTCCTCGATCTCGTAAAGCGGATCGGAAAACGAGATCGAATCGAACGCGTATGCAATGCCACTACGTTCGAGCACTTCTTCGCTCGTGATCCGCGATGCGATCGAGTGCACGTCGTTGACGACAGTCTCGATCGACGACGTATCCACGTATGACCGAGCGCGAACAATCTCTACGTCGAGAAGGAATCGAAATCGCGATCGCGAAAGTCGCTCGCGCTCGGAACGAACGAATGTCACGATGCACACGTCGGGTGTCTCGCGTGCGAGGACCCAGTAGTGTGCCCACGTTTTCGTTGCCGCAACCGAGGCCGCCGGCGGCGGTCCGTTAATCGCATCGACAACGGCGTCTAGTAAGCTCGCGATCATCGATCCATCAACACGAGTGCGCGAGTCGCTGATGCGGGAACGTCGCCACCGACTACTACGCCGACACGTCTATTACCGGTCTCTGTCGTTGTGAATCGATTGTTCGCAGCGCTCCAATAGACGACTGTGCCTTGTCCCCAACTGGTGCCAGTCTCGCGCGGTCCTTCGATAACGGCACCGACAGCAACGCCGGTTGTAACGTTAGCCTTTACTGGCTCGAGCGTAACCGCAGGCATATCGCCGAGAAAGACGAGCGCGCCCGCGAATTGGTCGGAACCGAACGTGGCTGGAATTACGAGATCGTGATGTTTGACTACAAAGTTCATTGCTTACCTCCGTTAGGATGCTAACCTCGTCCACACACGAACAAGGAAACCGTAAGGATCACTCGAAGTCGTTGCGTGCGCGCCACCGGTAGCGCGCACAACGATATACCGCTGCGATGTCGCGACGTTCACTATCTCGTCTGCAACACGCGGCCAATATCCGGCGGGCAAGTCGCTTGCGCGCACAACGAAGCACTGCGTTGTCGTATCGGCTGCGACCTGACCGCCGAGCGACACCGATTGCGAATCGCGGCGCGCGACCACGGCGTCGATCTCGGAACCGTTCGGCAACCGAAGTCGAACGCCGCGACTGCGAAGTAGTGTCTTGAAAAAGTCATCGAGTATCGCGTTCATCGTCTCTCGCTGTCATTACGCTGTCGCACGCACTGCGGCGCGATGATCGAGCAACGCGACGCCGAAGTGCCAGTAGGCGCGTACCGAGTAACCGAGGAATTGCGGACTCGGTTGCACCTCTTCGATGATCGGCGTCTCCTGGCCACGCAGGAACGCGACTGCGAATGCTGGTGTCGTTGCAGGATCGGCTACGAGATACCATGTCGAGTTCGCACCGTTCGTCGGCAAGTACTGCGTAACGACCGGCTCGAATTGGCCGGCGTAGGCGTTCGTTTCCGGTAACGTGCGTTCGTTGCTGCCACCTGCGATCACGACACGCACACCGGTGAAGAGATTTTCAGCGGTCGCTTTTAGACCCACGGGCACGACTAGAAAACTCGGTTTCACGAAAACCGGTTGACCGAATTGGTCTCTCTGTGCCAACATCCTTTCGACCGCGCGATCAAGATTCGGAATCGTAAGCGGCGCACTCGTCACGACGTTCGCGTTCGCAGTGCTGAAAAAGCCACCAGGGTTCGCAACGACCGTGCTCCAGAAGAGATTCTCGAGCGCGATAATCGCACCTCGCGCAGCTTCCTGCGGAATTGCGAGGAATGCACCGAGATCGTCGTTGATAACGTCTTGATGCGTAATCGTGAAAAGCCGTCCATATGTATCGACTTTCACTTGCCAACCGTTGTCACCGATGCGCTCCTGCGCAATCGCGCCACTCGGTGGCACCGGCTCGAATTGCGCGAACGCGTTCAACCGTGCGAGCGTGTGCGGCATGAAGTTGACCGTCTCCACGATGCGAGCGACCCGCAGACACGTCGGTGACATCGTCTCGTAAGTTGAAACGAGGATTCGATATGCCGACTCGCGTAAGAGATTCGGAAACGACCGCACACTGAACGCCGCGCGAATCACGTCCATCGGCGAAGAGTACGGATCGACGCGATGGCCCTCCATTCGCAAACACTCGCGCGCTAGCTGCAGCAAACCGAGGTTGCGGTACTTCGACGCGGCATCGACGATCCGCGGCGCGAATTTCTTCTCGACACTCTTCGCAACCGAACCGCCGGCGCGGAGCATGACCGCGGCGGTAAGAACCTCAGTAGTGTCCATGCCGGCATCGAATGCGTGCACAACGCGACTGCTCGGCCGACTCGCGCGAATCGCAGCGAGCTGGCACTTCTTCGTGGACCAGTTCTCTTGAATCGCTCGTTCCGCAAGATGCGGATACTTTCCGAGAATGCGTTTCACAATTTCAACCCTCCGAGCAGCTTTTGCTGCAATGACCGATGTACCGATGTCTGCAGGGACATCAACGATCGAAATTTCGCGGAGAACCGCAAGATCGACTACATAGAGCGGACCCGTAAACGATCGACCGTTCACTTCGACTTCCGCACCGTCAGGAATCTCGCGATACTCGACGACCTCGAGACCGATCGAAGCTTTCCACGGGAAACCGTTTTCGATCGAAGAGAGAAAGTCCCGCGAGTACTCGGTATCGCGCGAAACCACGGCGTCCGCAACGATCTCGTTCCCTTCGATCGCGATATTCGTTGTGTGCCCGATCCCGGCGTACTCGTCATGTGCGTAACGGATCGGAAGTGAGCTAGTCGGAATCTCGAGACCGTCGAGATCGACTACGACCGGTAGCGGCCAGCCCTCGACCGTCATCGTACCGCCGGTGTACGCGACGATCTGGATTCTTCTTAGCTCTGACGCAGCGTCGTCAGTCGGCTGCGTTTCTTCGGTCGCCGGCTGCGACTCTTCGTCTTGCGCAGCGACTTCGTTTTCGTTTTCGTCTTCTTCGTCTTCGAGCTCGTCTTCAGGACCCTGCGCGCGAATCCTCGCCTTCGCTCGAATCCGAAGAAACTTTTTCGTCGTCTTCGACATCGCTATTACCTCCTTTCTTGAAAAGGAAATCGAGACCAAGGTCGCTCGCGAGCGCGTACTCCTTCGCTCGCTGACGCAACTCGGTCATCCAATCGCGACCCTGCTTCGCGTACTCGTATGCGAATGTCGTGAGGCCGCTTTCTAGGCGCAATCGCTGTGCTTTCGCTTCTTTCTCCGGATCGACGCCCTCGAGCGCAGGCCAGTACCACTCGTGATCCGGTACGTCGCGACCCAAGCCCACGAGCGCTGACGCCTCGCTGTCAGCAACGCGCCACTCGCGATAAAACGCTCGTAGCATCGGCTCAAGTACGATCGCTTCGATCCGCGCACGCTCGACTTCGAGTGCGCGATACCAGTTGCGCAAATCGAGTCGACCACTCGAAAAGTTCGCACGCGAAGAGTCGTTGAGCGCGACTACGACGGGGACGTTGAGACAGCGCGCGATTTCACTCATGAGGTGATACACAAAGTCGCCGTAGGTCGTGGTCGGGTGCTGCGCCGTCATCTGCGACAGACGCCACCCCGGTGGCAACACGGTCGCACTGCGCGGTCGAAGATCGACGAATTGCCAGACGAGTTCGCGTGCGAATCGTTCCGCATCACGCGGAATATACGCGGCCGAGTCGGTCTGCAAAACAGCTGCGAGATTCGCTGCGGTCTCGGCCGCGGCTGCAGTCGCGAGCGTGAATCGACGCAAGATCGAAAACAACGGCAACGCCGGCGTAATCTCGGGAACGCCACGCCATTGACCCGGTCGCTCGCGATGGAAGTAGTGGATGACGGAGTCCGCCGGTATCGTCTCGTACGAGTAGTCGATGTTCGCGATCGCGATGTCGCCGGGATGTCGCCGCAGCACGTGATACGCCGCGGGCATCCCGTAATCATCGAAGACGATGCCCTCGACCGGCTGCATGAGCGCCGAGATCGGACCTTCGCTAACCTGTTCCGGCTCGACGAGTCGAACTGCGAGTTTCACTTTCGTTCGCTGCCGCGGATAGTCGCAGAGGATCGCGAAGGCCTCGCCATCGACAACGACGCAGCGACGCATCGTTCGCAGAATCTCGGGAAGATCGACCGCAGCGCACCACTCGGACCACGCTCGCTCGAAACGAAGATTCAACTCTTCGTTCGTAGTGCGAACTTGCAAGACTGGTCCAGTACCGACCGTGTAGTTCGCGATCGTCGAGACGATGCCGTTTGCATAGCTGTTGTTCGCGACTTCGTAACGCGATCGATTCCGCAGTGTACGACGCACACTCGGCGTCAGTGCAGCCGAAGGCGATAGCGAATCCGCTTGCGACCAGTGCTGCGCATTATCCGGAGTCGTTGCCGCAGCATCGTAACGCGCGCGAAACGAAACATCCGCTCGCGCTGACGACGCGTTGCCATCCGATCGAAAGACTCGACGCAGCCAGCCGATCATCCTAACGCTCCCGGCGCATTCATCTTCACAACCACCGCTTTCGGCTCCGATACTTCGCGCACGAACTCGAGTAGCTCGCTCACGTCGCGATATTGGACTGTCATGCCATCGACAGTCACCGTCTTCGGCTGCCGTGCTTGCTCGACTAACGACTCGATGATCTGCTGCCGCTGCACCTCGTCAATCATGGCATCGTCCTCGCACGATAACGAAGTAGTCCTTCGAGAAGCCAGTTCGAACTCGAATCCGAAGTCGAAGACGAACTCGACTCGAGCGAATCGAAAATCTCTCGTGCAACGAGCGCGCCCACGAGGCAGTCGAAGTAGTGGTTCTCGCGCGCCGGTAGCAGCGTCCACTCGACACACTGCCGCCAGATCGATTGCGTGGCCACGCCGGTCTCCGACGTAAGATGCTCGATAACGACCGGCGCATCGACGGTACGCGCAATCTCGACCGAAGACGATGCGAAGAGATTCGCAGCACTCGTCTTCGCACGGTTCGTGTCGATGAGCACGCTCGTCGTAGCGCGGTCCGGATCGCGCGTCATGCGCCAAGCGCTGCCCGTTACGTCGCCCGGCTTCGTCAGTTCAACGACCGAAGACTTCGAACGCGCACCGACGTAGCGACCGTAAGCCGGATAGACGCGATCGTGTATCGCGGTCACTGCCGATACGATGTCACTGCGATAACCGGCGTCCACGAGCACGAAGCTATTCGGATAACGAGCTCGAAGCTGCGCGAGTAAGTCGTGCAAGCCTCGTTCGATCGACTGTGGCGCCGTGATGCGATAAAAGCCTTCGAGCGACAGCGCCGGGCGCGTTGCCGAGTAGTAATTCGCATGCTGCTTGGGCCACGTCGAAAACGCCACACGCACACGATCGTTCTCTCGCGCAACGACCGCGTAGTAGAGAATCCGTTCCTGTACGTCGACGTAAATCCCGACTCGCTCCGAAGGCGCAATCGAGAAATCGCTGAACGCTGACGCAACCGACTCCGGCGCAATCGCGATCGAATCGTCCGCAACGACGTTCGCTGCGGGTTCGTTCTGATACTCCGAGTAGAACGCGTTACGATCCTGGAAGTAAAGATGCATCGCATGCTGTACTGCGGAGACTTCGATGCGCGGATCGTAACACGCTTCCCAGAACGGAATCGCACCGGCATCGAGCTGCGTACGATGCGCGAGGTAGTACTCGTTGATTCGCTGGTAATCGCGCACGCGGATCGCATCGCGATACACACGTTCGTACTCCGACCATGCCGCCATATCGGTCGGCATCGAACGAAGTAGACCGATCCGCTCGCCACTCCACTCGGGTAGCGACAGCAACTGGTCACTAAGATCGCCGCGGCGAATAACCGTGCACGTGCACAGCACCGCGGCCTTGTGGTCGTGCGCCATGGTGCCGAGGATGTCGGACTGAATGAGCGCACGCCGATACTCGCACTGGCGCGGTGACATCGCACTGTCGCGAGTCTGCGGGTCGTCGATTAGAATGAGTTGCGGCCGCACGAGTCGACCGTCGGGCAACGCGTGTTGCAAGCCACGCAACGAACCACCACGGAGCGGTACCGATTGGATCAGCGCGCCCGAGCACTTCGAACCGTCGATCGATGCGAGTACGATCCGATCGAACGTAAGTCGAAGATGCGTCGGCTTGCCGTCGAAAAGCTGAAAACGCATGCGCTGCAAGCTGCCGTCAGCACGCAGTATCGGATAGCACGCCTCGGGATAATCCTCGATGAGCTCACGCGCCGTCGTGAGCCAGAGAATAAGATTCTGAATCGTCTGTCGCGCACGCTGACCGTTCGCTGTCACTACGAGTACGTACTTCGCGTGACCATGCAAGACCGCCCACAACGCGGTCGCGAGCGAAAGCGAAGTCTTGCCGCTGCCACGGGGCATCGCGTATGCGAAGCAGCCACCACGAAGAACGATCTCTTCGAACTTGCGAGCGATCGATCGATGCGCGTCCGAAAACGGTAACGAAAAGACCGACGGTAGATATGTACGGCACCACTCGAGAATCGATCGACTCGCTCGCGCACGCCGACGTGGATGCGCAACCTCGGGCAGCGGTCCGATCTCACGAGCGCGCAAAATAACACGTCGCCGACGCAGCGAATCGTCGGCGACTTCACACGCGTACTCTTCGATCGTCCTAGCTGCCATCGCTCTTAGTCTCCGCTAAGTCGCGCACCGGCATCGCAATCGGCTTTAGATCGTCCGAGTAGTTCGTTGGATGCGTTAGCATCGAACGAATAACTCGCGGTGAGGCGCCCCACACGTCGCCGACACCGTTTAGCCGAGTCGTGCAGCAAACCGGCGACAAGAGTTCGCCAGTCGATGTCGCGATAATGCCACCGCCGCTATCACCCTGCGAAACCGATAAACGGTAGCGAACCTGAAAGTCGGCGTTCTCCTTCGCAACGACGTAACCGTCTTCACGATTGCCCGGAATATGAACGCCGTAACCGCAGTGGAACACCTTATCGCCGACCTCGTACGACTCCGCAACGCGCAGCCACGGCAACTTGTCGTAACGATCGTCCGTCAGTAAGATCGAACAGTCGGACTTTCGATTGATCGCGATGACACGCGCGCCGAACGAAACGCCGTTGCGAAGAACTACCGTCACCTCCTCGCCGACACGTCGATGACAGTGTGCGGCACTGACGAGATACCATCGACCATCGTCACGCTTCGGACCTACGACCGTCGCACTGCAGTAGCCGCCCGACATAATAATCTTCGCGATCGCGTCGCACGGATTCGCTGCCGGTTTGTCGTCGTCCGGCCGGGGTGACTTCTCCTTGTCACCGCGTTTTTCGTCTTGCGGCGGTACGCGCACGCAACCGAAATGGACCGCGGTGCCACCGCCGATAACCGTAAGTAGCGCGGTCAAGACCGCAACGAGAATCGATCGCCACGGTTCGGGAATCGAAATGCGCATCGAAATCGTTCCTCCGAAGACGGACTAATCAATTTTCGAAGTT